CACCGTGCGCCCGGCACCGTGCGGTTGTCCTCCCTCCTCCCGCACAGACCCGGCAATCCGCCTCGAATACGATCTGGGCGCCGAGGCTTTCTAATCGCATGGCCAAGCTGCCCTCGACACCGTCGAAGAACAACGCCAAGGTCGGGGAACTCCGTGCGGCCCTCATGGCCATCGAGGCCGCGATGGGCAAGTCCGTCAAGGACATCGCCGCCAAGTACCAGGTCTCGACCCTCACCGTCCGCAGAGACCTGTCGCTCGCGGCCGAATCGGGCTTCATCGACCACTACAAGGCGCTCGCCCACGAGGGGCTGGTGCCCACGTCCCTCGCCGTCTACGAGGCCCATCTCCAAATGGGCAACCTCGACGCGGCCAGAGACATTCTCTACGGGCTCGGGGTCCTGCAAAAGGCCCCCGCCGACGCCTCGAAGTTCAAGAGCGCCGCGATCGACAGCCTCGATGCGTATCGGGCAGCGCGTCGGGAGCGCAAGCTGCCTGCCCCGGTCCAGGAGGAGGACCATGCTTCGATCCAGTAACGACCAGACCCAGAACCAGAGCTTCACCATCAAGGTGAAGCAGCGGCCGGACGGCCGGTTCGAGGCCACGAGCCCGAACGCGCCCAAAGTCCCCCCGACCGTCGCCAACTCATTGCAGGTCGCGTCGGCCCAGCATGGGGACCGGCTGCACGAGCTGCACAAGAACGGAAAACTCTGATGGCGTGCTGCCCGTCCCGTTCCGACGACAAGTCCTGTGGTCCCTCCGGCCCGAAAGGCGGCGCCAGTTCCGGCCCGCGTCCCGGCCCCAAGAGCCCGGCCAAGCCGAGCGCGAGGTAACGATGCCCAGATTCTCCCTGCCGTCCACCGAAGACCCGGAATTGATGGCCGAACTGTCCGCAGCGGGTGGCCCCGAGGCCATGCCGGTCGGCCCCGGGCCTGACCCGGGCGGCGCGTTGGAGCCCACCGAGCAGATTCGCTCGCTGGCGACCCAGATGCAGGACCTCACGGCCCAGATCCTCGAACTGCTCGGCCCGTCCGAGGCCGAAGTCCCCGTGGAGTAAGCCATGCAGCAGGCCACAGAGCAGGAAATCAGGGACCGGGCCCTCTCCGAAGCCCTGTCTGCCGCCCGGAAGAAGAAGGCGGCTCCCCCGCCCGAGCAGCCGTCGCTCGCCGCTGCCGCTGCGAAAGCGGCCGAAGCCCCCAAGGCCAAGCCGGAAGACACGTATCAGGCCAAGGGCCCCGGCAAGGACAAGTACGGGCTCGTCGACGGCCAGGTCCATCCGGTCTACAAGGAGCTGGTCTACTCGTCCAAGGCGGGTAAGTACGTCAAGCGGACGAACACCGTCTCGGTCGCACCCGGCGCCAAATAAGGGAGGCTGATGGGAGAACGGATTCCGTTCGAGGAGGCCATCTCCGAGCGGACGCTCCTGAAGACCCGGTTCGACGAGCTGTCAGTCGCCCAGCAGACGGCCCTGAAGATTCTGTACGGGGTCCCCCTGTCGGAACACCGACGCTCCCCACGGAGCGGGTTCTCGGAAGTCGACTACTGGAGCATCTTCCACGGGTTCTGCGAGCTGGACGAGCTGGGCTACCCCACGCGCATCCTGCCCGGGGCCCCGACGTATGACCCGACGGAGTACCGGGAGGGCGTCCTCATCGTCGGACGGCGTGGCGGCAAGACCGACACGTTCGGGGCCACGATTGTGGCCTACGAGGCGACCTGCGGCGGGCACGAGGCGTTCCTCCGGAAGGGGCAGCAGGGCCTGTGCTTCCAGATCGCGCAGGACCTTCGGATGGCTCGGAATAGCTTGCACTTCATCCGGGCGATTCTGGAGAGCAGCCCGCTGCTGGCGAAGGAGATGGTCCAGATTACAGCGGACCGCATTGACCTGAAGAACCGGTTCACCATCGCCTGCGTGCCTGCGACCCTCAAGAGCGTGCGAGGCTTCGCCTCGCCCGTGTCCGTCATGGACGAGGTGGGCGTCTGGTATCAGGAAGCCGAGAGCGCCAACCCGGACTACGAGATCTACCGGGCCCTGTCCCCCGGCCAGATCCAGTTCCCCCACCGGAAGATCGTCGCCATCAGCTCCCCGTGGAACAAGGCAGGCCTCCTCTACCAGTACTTCGAGGCGGGAACCGGGGGCTACAAGTGCCTCAACACGGCGTCAGCCGAGCAGTACACCGAAGCGTTGGTCGTCAACGGGCCCACGGCGGTCATGGACAACCCGATGGTGACCCGGGAGTTCCTCACGAAGGAACGGCGAAGAGACGAGCGGGCGTTCGAGCGGGAGTTCCTCGCCAAGTTCCAGGACAGCATCTCCGGGTTCCTGCCCAGCTCGCTGGTAGAACTCGCTCGCGACATTAGTGTGTACGAGCGGCCTTACGACTCGCGGTGGACCTACTACCCGGCCATCGACCCGGCCTTCCGGCGGGACGCGTTCGCGTTCACCATCATGCACAACGAGAACGGCACCATCGTCCAGGACGTGGTGCGCCGGTTCTTGGGGGATCCGGACAACCCGGTCAACCCGATGGAGGTGATCGAGCAGATCGCCCCGCTCATCGACAAGTACCACACGTCGCTGTGCTACTCGGACCAGTACCAGCTCGAATCGTTCGGGCAGCTGCTCCGCATCAAGGGCATCACGATCGTCCCGGTGACGTTCACCGCGAAGTCCAAAGCCCAGTTGTACGGCAACTTGCAGCAGCTATTCCTCCAGCGCAAAATCAGGCTCCTGGATGACTATGAGACACTCAGGGAGCTGAAGAGCCTGGAGCGAACATTGACCGAAGGTGGTCAAGTCTCCATCGCGGCTCCTCGCGGTTTGCACGATGACATGGCCTCCGTCGTGGCCATCGGTGCGGCCCAGGCCATGTGGAGTCCTGACGCGAACGTCTCCGACTCGGAAAAGAAGGACGACACACCAACCGTGCACCAGATATGCCAGGAGCAGGTCCGGAACCGGTGGGCGGGGATGGGAGCGTTGAGCGCATGGGACTGACCGCGTGGATTCGTCGGGTCGTCGGCACGGATGACCTGCTGACGGCCCTGAAGCAAGACCGGGAACAGCTCTTTTCGTTGATGCAGGAAGTCGTGAGGATCTCGGGCTCGCAGACGGACGCCGCAGCGCGGCTCACCCAGTCGTTGGAGACCATCCTCTCTGGCTGGCAGGTCGAGGGGGAGCCAGTGACACGACACATGAGCGACGAGATCGAAGCCGACATCTTCGAGCAGGAGTCCAAGCGTGGATCCTGAACAACTTCTGCCCCTCGACGCCCAGCTGGCGTCCATGATGCAGCCGACCTCCGTCGTGGGTGGCGTCTACCAGCCCACGGAGGACGAGGTCAAGCTCATCAGCGACACCAAGGAGAAGCGTCAGAACTGGCGGATGGACCGGCAGGTCCACGAGCAGGAGTGGTTCATCAATGCGGCCATGTTCCGTGGCCAGCACTACGTCGAGTGGAACGACACGTACAACCGCTTGACGGTCCCCAAAGCTCCCCCTCATCGTGTGCGCCTCAAGATCAACCGGATGCAGGCCAAGCTCCGGGCGCGACTCTCCAAGTATCTGAAGAACCGCCCGAAGCCTGTTGTGGTGCCCGCGACGGGGGAATACCAGGACTATCTGAACGCCAAGGCGTCCCAGAAGGTCCTCGACTACTTGTGGCGCAAGCTGAGGTTGGAGCACAAGTTCAAGGAAGCCGTCCTCTGGGCGATGGTCGGCGGCAAGGGGTTCTGGTGGTTCCACTGGAATCCGGATGCCGTCGCCCGGCTGGCCATCCCGGACGGCAACGGCGGGTTCACCTACAAGGATGAGAAGCTCGGGGACGCGGCCGTCGAGGTCGGCTCCCCGTTCGAGGTCCTGGTCTCCGACCCGGCGGTCCAGCAGATCGGCGAGCAGCCGGAGATCATGCGGCTCACCATGCGCGACGTGGAGACGATGAAGGTCCGCTACCCGGACTTCGAGAGCGTCATCACGGCGTCGAACGAGGAAGAGTCGCTGTTCACCTACGAGCGCCAGATTGCGGGCCTCAACCCGTACACGTTCAGCTCGGGCAAGCGGCGCGAGAACAAGACGCAGGTGCTCGTCACCGAGCACATGATCAAGCCCAACGGCAAGTATCCCGCTGGGCACTACCGCGTCATGGTCGGCGACATCCTCGTCAAGCAACAGGACTCGCTGCCCTACGACTTCCAGGACCTGTCGAACCCGTACCCGTGCGTCGAGTTCGTGGACATCGCGGCGCCCGGACAGTTCTGGTGCCCCACCGTGGCCTCGCAGCTCATCGACATCCAGCGTGAGTACAACCTCATGCGGTCGAAGCTGGCCGAGAACCTGCGGCTGATGGCGCACCCGAAGCTGCTGGTCGCCAAGCAGCACAACGTCCCCAAGAGCGCATGGACGTCGGAGGCGGGCGAGATCGTCGAGTTCATCGGCGTGCCCAACATCCCGCCGCCCCAGCCGTGGACGCCGCCCAACGTCGCGGCCGACCTCTGGCGCAACATCGAGCTGCTCCAGAAGGAGTTCGACGACATCACGCAGATCTTCCCAGCCGCCGAAGGACGCGCCGGAGGGGCCACGTCGGGCTTCCAGACGAACCTCCTGCAGGAGGCCACGGAAGGCGTGCACGCGCCCGACATCCGTCAGGCCGAGCTGAGCGTCGAAGAGGCCGCGTGGAAGATTCGCAGGCTCGTCAAGCTCGGCTACGACGCCCCGCGCCTGATTTCCGCGATCGGCGCGAATTACACGGCGGAAGTCTTCGAGTTCGTCAACGACCAGATCGACGAGCAGGCCGATGTGGTCGTCGAGGCAGGCTCCGCGCTTCCCACCCTCAAGGCGGCGAAGCAGGAGACCGTCATGAACATGTACAAGTCGGGCATCCTCGGGGACCCGAACGACCCGGAGGTCCGGCGTCGCGCCCTCTCCCAGCTGGAGATGGGCGCCATCGAGGAGAACTTCGACATCTCCAAGACGGCTGAAAATCAGGCCCGCTTGGAGAACAAGGAACTCGGTCAGGGTCAGCCCCCGGCCAACCCGCACTTCTGGGAGAACCACCAGGTTCACTACAACATTCATACGAACCTGTTGATGTCCCCAGAGGTACGAAATTGGAGCCCGTTGCAGGTTAGGGCTCTGATCGCGCATACGATTTTGCATGCGCGGTTCGTCAACCCGCAGTCAGCCCTGCAGATCGCGATGGAAGAGGGGATCCAAGAAGTCATCCCAGCGATCCAGGCCATGTTGCCTCCACCGATGCCGCCTGGCATGCCGCCCCCGGGACCGCAAGGCCCTCCGGGACGGCCACCGGGCCCACCGCCGGGGCCGCAGGGACCTCCTCCATCGGGACCACCGCAGCAAGGCTAACCAAGTGAGGTAGGACATGGCCGATTCATTCGAGCAGGCGACCAGCGCGGCAGGCTTGCCCGGCGGCTTCGAGGGCACTCCGGAACCAGCGGAACCCCAGGTCACGGGACAGGAACCGAGCGGTCAGGCGGCGGAACCGGAATACGAGATCAAGTGGAACGGGCGCACCGAGCGTCTCCCGCTGTCTCGGCTTCAGGAGTTCGCCCAGAAGGGCTACGACTACACGCAGAAGATGCAGCAGCTCGCGCAGGAGCGCGGGGGCTGGCAGTCGGAGAAGCAGCAGTACGAAGCCGCGATCAACGAGATCAAGGCGTTTCTCCAGGATTCTGCGAAGCTCGAAGCCTACGTCAACGAGCTGAAGGGTCTCCAGCAGGTGCCCCAGCCCGACGAGATCATGACTGCCCAGCAGGTGCAACGGCTCCTGCAGATGCAGCAACAGCAGCTCGCCGGGTACACCCAAGCCCAGATCCAGGAGATGCGTCAGGCGATGGAGGTCCAACAGCTGGCCTCCAGCTACACATCCCAGCTCGACGCGCACGTCGACAGTCTCAAGACGACATACCCGGAGCTGGCAGCGATCCCGCGCATCGACGAGATCCTCCGAAAGGACGTCGCGGACATGGGTCCGCGTGACCTCGAAGAGGCCAAGGCGATGATGGTCGAGGTGGCCAAGCAGCACCAGGCGTCCGTCAAGAACTATCTGATGTCGCAACGCAAGCAGGCTGCCGTGCCGGGGACACCCAACCCTGTGCTGCAGCGTGGCATCGAACCTCCCGGTGGCAGCGGCCCCATGCCGCACGCCGCCGCAGTATTCAAGTCCGTCAAGGACCCCGGCTTCAAGGCGCAAGTCATGCAGGACTTCCTGAAGGCCGTGGGCCAGGGCGGCGGATAAGGCTCACCAATGGCACTGAACCTGTCAGCGGCCTCCAACATCCTGAAGGTCCGCTACATCGGCACCATCCGCGAGCAGCTCAACAACGCGACCGTGCTGCTCTCGAAGATCGGACGCCGCGACCAGATGGTCAGCGGCAAGACGTTCACTGTTCCGCTCCACACCGGACGGAACACCTCGGCGGGCTACGGCCTCGCCGACGGGGGCACGCTCCCGACGGCTGGCCAGCAGGCCTACAGCACCTCGATCGTGCCCAACAAGTACCTGTACGGCACGATTCAGGTGACTGGTCCCACGATCGCGGCGACCCGCGACAACGTCGGTGCGTTCGTCGAAGCCCTCAACTCGGAAGTCGAGGGCCTGATGCGCGACACCAAGCGGGACATGAACCGCCAGCTCAACGGTGACGGCACGGGCGCCCTCGCCTACTGGACGACCGCAGACGACAGCTCGGGTGGCATCGTCGACGACGGGATCGGCAACCCGTTCGTTCACCTGCCGACCTCGGCCATCAGCTGCGACCTGATCGACGCGACCGACGGGACGACCAACCTGTCGAGCGCCCACATCACGGTCACCCTCGGCGCGGCCACCTCGACGGGCTACAACGTCACGTGGACCGGCCTCACCACGGGCTCGGCCGACGGGGACTTCCTCGTCAAGGCCAGCACGATGGCCAGCGACGGCTCGCTGGAGATGATGGGCATCGACGCCATCATCTCGGACGACGATCCGTCGGCGGGTGCGGGCGGGTCCCTCCAGGGCCTCGCCGTGGCCTCCAACGCGTTCTGGAAGGCGCAGGACTTCGGGAGCTACACCAGCCCGGCTGCCATCGCCTTCGAGGACATCCAGGAGGTCATCGACGCGATCGCCACCCAGTCGGACTACGGCGAGAGCGACATCGCGTTCATGCTGTCGAACTACGGCGTGCGCCGGGCGTACTACAAGCTCTGCGTCGCCGAGCGTCGGCACGTGAACACGATGGAACTCGACGGCGGGTTCAAGGCCCTCGACTTCAACGGGATCCCGTGGGTGGTCGACGCCCAGACCAAGCGCGAGACCCTCTACTTCGTCGTGCCCGACACGATGCAGATCTTCCGCACCAGCGACTTCGACTGGATGGACAAGGACGGTTCGTATCTGAGCCGCGTCTCCGGCGCCGACGCGTACCAGGCTGTCCTGTTCCACTACGGCAACCTCGCCTGCCTCTCGCGCAACGGCAACGGTGTCCTGCGCGGGATCATCGAGGCCTAAGTCATGGGCTGCAGGAAGAAGAAGCGGTAACCCACTCAGGGGCCGGGGGGCGTTCCTCCCGGCCTCCTGAACAGGAGATGAACGAATGGCAACCAGATTCATCAGCAACGGCCTCGACTGCGAGGCCTCTCCGTACTCCCACGTCGCCCCGTTCTCGGTCGAGAGCGACGGCGTCCTCCGGCTCGTGCGTGGTGCCCAGTTCAAGGGCGCCTGCTCGACCGACCCCGGTGCCGAGCCGGTCGTGGTCAACCGTGTCGTCCGTGTCGCCACGGCGGCAGCGGTGACCCTCGTCGCGGCCGACCACGCGACCGTCGTCGCCTTCGCCACCACGTCCACGGTCACCGTCACCCTGCCGCTGGCAGCGACGGCGGGGGCGGGCTGGCAGGTGACAGGCGTCGTCGAAGTGCTGCCCACCTCGGGCGTCGGGCACCAGTTCCGCCCGGCCTCCACGGCAGACACCATCTACGTCACGGCCACGGCGGCAGGCAGTGCGCTCGCGATCAGCACCAGCTCGGATGCGATCGGCGACGCGGTGACCCTGGTGTCGGACGGCGTGTCCCGGTGGTACATCACGTCGGCGCGGACGAAGGACCCGCTGGTGCTCGTGCCGGTGGTCTAACACAATAGGGGGGAGAGCGTATGACCGTTCCGGGTTGGTTCCAGCGGGCACTGAAAGCCGAGTTCGATGGCCGAATCAGGGCCCGTTGGAGCCCTCGGCGGCACAGCTTCCAGATCGAGCAGAAGCACGACCGGGCAAAACTGGCCAAATCGCCAGTGGACCCCCTCGATGACGAGGCGATCCGCCGGAATGACGGTTACTATTTGGTGATGGAAGTCGCCCCGGGAGACCGGGTCCCCTGCCCCAAGTGCCGGGCAGTGACCCACATCCCGGTGATGCAGCTGAAGGAAGCGAAGTGCGAAGTCTGTCGGAAGACCTTTCGCGCCAGTCACTGGCCGCTTTCGGATGCTCTGCTGACGCACCTCCGGACCTACGACCCCGACCGGGGCGGCATCGACCGCGCCTTCGAGGGCACCGACCGGGGGGACGAAATCCGGGAATACCGGCGGCGTCGGCAGCTGCGTAACCACACGGAAGATGTCTGGAAGGACGGGTTCAACCGGGTCTTCGACATCCAGCACGTGGGGTATACCGGGAAGGAGTACCGGCACCCATGATCAAGACACTGTTCACGTCGCTGGCTCGCACCAGCGGAACCTACTTGGGAGACTCGATCGCGGTCTCGGGCTTCTCAGGCGGGGTCTTCATCGCCGACGTCACAGGGACGACAGCGGCGACCTCGGCCACCATCAAGGTCCAAGGCTTCGACAAGGTCTCCGAGAAGTGGTTCGACATCACGGGAGCCGCGTTCGCAGCCATCGACTCGGTCACGACCAAGCCCCTGACGGTCCACCCAGCGGTCACGGCCACGACCATTGGCATCAACGTCGCAGCCTCGCAAGTGCTGCCGGACGTGATTCGTGGGCACTGCGTCGTCGCGGCGCTCACGACCAACGCGGTCACCTTCTCGTTGTCCGTCCATCTGAAGCCATGAAGAAGCTCCTGTCCGTTGCCTTGTTCCTTCTGTGCGCGGTTTCGGCTCACGCACAGACCGTCGTCAACCCGCGCACTGTCGAGTTCACGGTGTCGCCCGACCACACGGTCATCCTGGGAGACGGCCAGCCTGCGGTTACCCGGTACGACATCCGGTTCTTCACCGTTGGGGCCACCACCCCGTTCTCGGAAGCGTCGCTTGGCAAGCCGACGCCCGACGGGACCGGCAAGGTGTCGCTCCCACTGGGTGAAATCCCGCAGTTCCTGGCGATTCCGGTCGGCACCGGGTATGTCGCACGCGTCGCGGCGGTCGGTCCGCTCGGCGAGGGGGTGAGCACGCCAAGCAACCCTTTCGACATACAGGTAAGCCCACGGGCCCCGGCGGGCGTGACGATCAAGAAGTAAGGGATCAGAAGAAAGGGTTTCTCCAATGGCTCTACTCGTTCCTGACCAGGGGGAAGTGATCGCGTTGGAGGCGTTCCTCAACAAGACCGCCCCCCAAGACCAGTACCTGAAGCTGTACGCCACCAACGTCACCCCGGCCGAAGGCGACACCGAATCCAGTTACACGGAGGCTACGGGCGGGGGCTACTCCCACATCGCCCTGACGGGGTCCTCGTGGACGGTGGCGACCTCCGGGGGCATCACCACGGGGTCCTACGCCCAGCAGACCTACACGTTCACGGGCGCCCTGACGACCAACGCCACGATCTACGGCTACTACGTCGTCCAGCAGACCTCGGGCAAGCTCATCTTCTCGGAGAAGGCGGGCAGCTCGTTCACCCCGGCCAACAACGGCGACACCTTCAAGGTGACGCTCAACATCACAGCGGAGTAACCTCATGCCTTTCCGTCCTGGCCAGTGGGTGAAGCTGAAGGAACCGCTCGGGCCCGAGATCCCGGCGGGCGCGGTGGGCATCCATCACCCCATCGACCCGTTCGCCCAGTATCTCGACCCGGTGGCCCTTCGCATCGTCAAGGGCAAGAGCATCAAGCAGGCCCGTGTCGGCTTCCATCAAGTCGACCCGGTCGCTGGGTTCGAGACCATCCGGGAAATCGCGGTCTCAGAGGACGCGCTGGTCCCGGTCGTGGACAAGAACGACATCCCGGAGCCTCGTAGGAAGACGCTCAGCCCGACGTTCCAACCGCGAGCGTAAGGAGGCCTTGTGGCGTACAAGGTCTGCTCGGCTGACGGTGTCTTCTCGGGATCCGTCTGGAGTGCGGTCGACGGCACGGCGCTGATCTCCACCTCCAACGCGGCATCGTCGATCGGGACGTCCTATTCGTCGTCAGCTGTGTTCAACCCGACGGCGATCACGATCGACGCGATCTATATCAAGGTCGCACGTCGTGACGCGGGGACGGCGACGAACACGATGACCGTGTCCCTGTGGGACAGTGTCGGCGGTTCAGAAGTCGTCGCGGTCACGGTGGCGGTCAACGACCTCCCGGTAGGCGCAGGGACGATCGGGCAAGCGGAGGACGAGTCCGGTTGGGTGTGCCTGAAGCTGGGCTCGACGCCCACGCTGGCGAACAACAACCACATCATCCGGATCAAAGTAGACAGTACGAGCACGTCTGTTTCTGTTCGCACCAACGGTACGGCGGCGAACTGGCAGCACATGCTGCGGACGACGGCCGCTGCGACGACGGCGGCTGCAGGTGACGAACTCTACATCATCGGGGAATACACCACCACGGCCACGTGGACCACGCGGACGCTGACCTACGACGTCACCGCGTCGACCGACTGGGGTTCGGGCCGCGTTTCTGGCAACGCAGAGTACGCGCCTGCCATCTACGTTGGTCAGTACGGGGCGCTCAACTGTGGTACGACCGCCTCGACGAACTACACGCTCAAGGTCTCTGGCTGGATTGTCGTCGCCCCGTTGGGCACGTTCACGTGGGGGACGGCGCTCGCGCCCATCCCAACAACGTGCGCGACGAGCATCTTGTTCGACAACGGAGCCTCGACGGTCTACAGCATCGCCGTCGCGCCGACGGCAACCTTCGAGATGTGCGGGGCACCGCGCACCGCTGGAAAGAACGTCGTCACCTGCTCGCTGGCAGCGGACATTACATCGACGACCAGTTGGACCGTAGACACCGACACCGGCTGGTTGTCCGGCGATGTTGTCGCGATGCACGGACGAGGTTCGACGACAGCGACGCAATCGTTCCTTCGGACGCTGGCATCGAATGCGGGAGCGACGACCCTGACAACGACAGTCGACTCGCTGCAAGGGCCGTTCTACGGGACGGGAGATGCGGCAGCTCGACAGCGGATCATACTCATGACCCGCAATATTCGGCTCTACTGCACGACGACGGGGAACTCCTTGGGGATACGAGCGGCCACGTACTCCAACCGGGCCCCGACGAAGTTCTCGCTGCAGTGGGTCCAGTTTGATGACGGCGTCATCCTCAATCTTCAAGCCGCCGAATCGTTGACCGCGCCGAATGGGCCAACGACCTGCGAGATCGCCTACTGCTCGTTCTACCGGGTGACGGGAGCGACGGCGTCGCTGCTCATCGGCGCGATGGTCGACAAGTTCAGCATCCACGACTGCGGCTTCTACATCGCGGCAAACCTCGCGATCAACTCGTGGACGCTCGCGTCCTCGAACCAGAATTACACGTTCAGTTTCTACAACATTGTGGCGTTTGGTCAGGCCACAAACTCGGGTGGGGGGCTGGTCGTTGTGGCCGTTCCCACGACAGGGACCGTGTCCAACTTGGTCCATGCGTGCGCGGTGGGTGCGACAGGAATCACCCAGCCGAATACCACGGCCATGCTGGCCCTGAACGCAGGCACGTACAGTGGAATCACGTCCGTCTATACGGCGGGGTTCTCCTTCACCAACACAGCCATCATTGGGTCGACGCTGACGAACTGGAAGGCCTACCGTTGCGCGACGACAGGATTCAGTCTGACGGGCGGCGTCTTCATGTTCGACTGCGTCCTCGACGGCTGGGTGGCGAAGGGGAACGGCACGCAGGGCCTCTTGATCGGGAACTCGAACCGGCTCAAGAATGTGCTGCTCAAGCAGTGGACGTTCGGTTCGGAGTCGTCCCCGGCGAACTTCACGCAGCCTCGTGGCGTCGAGTTCAACACCGTGTCCAGCGGGATCGCAGACATTTGGAAGGACGTCTGGTTCGATGCGTGCAGCTTGGGCACCAGCTCGACGCACTCGGTCGCTGACATCTCCTTGGGCACGTTGAACAGCATCACGAACATCGCATGGTACGAAAACTGCGGCTTCCGGAACTGTAATCTCTACTCAGTGACGGAGCTGACCGGAACCACGGACTCCCGTCAGGGAACATTCACACACGGCGCCTACGTGCCTGGCAGCTCGATTCACGTCGTTCGGAAAGACGGGGCGACTGGGGCCTCAACGACCTACATACTGCCCGGGAACAACAAGCGTGTCCGGAACACCTCGATCTACCGGACCGCTGCCCCGTCGGAAGAGCTGCAGGTCGTCAACGCGACGGAGTCAACCTCCCCCTGTCACAGCTCCGTGCGCGGCGTGTGCCTCAGCTCCGGCTCCACGGTGACGGCCAGCCTCTACATGCGGGTTAGCTCGACCTACACAGGCGCAGCACCCGTGGTCTACCTCGTGCCCAACGGCCAGCTCGGCTGGTACACCAAGGCTGCGATCGGCACCTACGCAGGCACCGCCGGGCAAGCGGACACGTTCGTCGCGGTCACCTGCTCGACCTCCTCGACCGCCACGGACGATGGCATCGCTCAGTTCTACGTCGCCGCGTTCGGGACGGTGGGCAGTGTCTACCTGGACGACTGGTCCTTCGTGGTGACGTGATGGCGCTAGCTGACAAGTTCTGGCTCAACGGGGCGGTCCCCTCCTTGGAGCAGACCGCCGACACCACCGGGAACCAGTTCTGGGTCAACGGCAACGTGGTCATGCTGCTCTTCACGGGCGGCTCGACCCAGACCTACGTTGTCACGGGCTCGGGCGGCTACACGTTCGGCAGCGCGGCCAGCCTCGTCGCCAACGGCTCCCTTGTGGCCACAGGGGGCTACGAGTTCGGGAGCGCCGCTGGGCTCGCCGCCAACCGTGTCCACGTCGGGTCCGGAGGCTACGTCTTCGAGGGCGAGGCGGGCATCACGGCGGTCGTCAACACTGGCATCCTCGGGATCGGCGGCTACACCTTCGGGTCAGCCGCGTCGTTCTTGGCGCTGGTGGACCTCGTCGGAGAGGGCGGGCTGACCTTCGGCGGTGATGCCGACGAGGACCTGCGCCAAACGCGCAGCTTCGACGGTTCAGGCGGCTACGTGTTTGGCTCGGAGGCCGTCTTCGAGGCGGTGAACTTGGTGATCGTCTACCTGGTCGGCGGCGGCACGCTGTCGTTCGGGGGCGGTGCGGTCATCCCTGAGCACTACTACACGGACCTCTACTTGGAATGCCCAGGCACGCCGGACGACGCCACCCCTGACGGGCTGTGCGCCCCTGTCGTAACCCAAACCGTCTGCCTGTCGGCAGCAATTGCTCCGGAGCAGGAATCCTTCAATGGCTGACAACGTCACCATCACCCAAGGCACGGGCTCGACGACCACAGTCGCCGCCGAAGACATCAGCGGCGTCATGTTCCAGAAGGTGAAGCTCGCCGTCGGCACGGCGGGCAGCACCTCGGTCATCCCGTCCGATGCCACCTACGGCCTCGGCGTGGACGTCAAGCGGTTCACCGCGCCCTTCCAGATCGATCCGGACACGGCTGCCAGCGACGCCTTCAGCCGGTTGCGGGTGTCCCTCCCGGTGACGCTGTTCGACTCGAACTTCTGCTACGGTCTGAACACGTTCCAGTACGAGTACACCACTGCAGCCAGCGGGACCTACTCGCACAGCGCGACCTACTCGGCCGTCATCATGGAAACGGTGACGACCACCGACAGCGTGACGATCCAGTCCCGGGAGTACCTGCCCTACACGCCGGGCAAGTCCCAGCTCATCGTGATGAGCTTCAACGGCACGGGCATCCAGACGTCGGTCACCAAGGAGATCGGCTACGGGGACAACGACAACGGGGTCTTCCTCCAGCTCGTCGACACGGAATACCCCAAGTTCATCATCCGGCAGGACGGCTCGACGACCGAGTCGGTCGCCCAAGACAACCCGTGGAACCTCGACCCGATGGACGGCACGGGAGCCTCTGGGGTCAACCTCGACTGGGACAAGGTCCAGCTCCTGGTGATCGACCTCCAGTGGCTGGGCGTCGGCCGCGTCCGAGTGGGTTTCGACATCGACGGGGTGATCGTCTGGGCCCACGAGTTCAAGCACGCCAACAGCTTCACGACGACGTACATGCAGACGGCCTCCCTGCCCGTCCGCTGGAAGATGTGGAACAGCGCCTCGGAGCGCGGTCAGATGGTCGCCTACTGCGCCACCGTCCTCTCCGAAGGATCAGCGGACGAGCCGCACGCCTACACGTTCGCGGCCAACTCGACGACCGCCGGAGTCGCCTCAGCTGCCACGGCCAAGGCCATCCTCTCGATCCGTCCGGGCGGGACGTTCAACGGGCTGGTGAACCGGGCGCGTATCGTTCCGGAGTACATCGAGGCGGTGCTCTCCAGCTCCGGCTCCTCGATGGTGCTCTGCTCGCTGGTCTACGACGCGACGTTCACGACGACGCCCACGTGGACCGCCGCGAACACCACGCACTCTACGGTGGAGTTCACGCAGCACGCCGAAGGCGGGGGCTTCGCTGGCGGGGTCACCATTTGGGAGGCCTTCGTCGGTGTCGGGGCGGCAGGCGCGACGACGCAGCGACAGACGCTGGGGCACCAGATCGCAGCGCGGCTGCCCATGACGCTCGATGCGGCTGGCGGCACGACCAGCGGGAAGACGCTCTCCCTCGTCATCCAGACGGCGGTGGGCAATGGCACGCTGTGGGGCTCGATGGGCTGGAAGGAGATCCGGTAAGGTGCTGACCTCCCTGTTCTGGGGCATCCAAAGCGCCCAGATGTCGGGCAGCGGGGGGCTGGACTTTTCAGCCTCGTCGCTCCTGCTCGGCCAGGAGGTCGTCATCGGCAGCGGGCAGATCCGGTTTCAGGGCTCCGGGCAGCCCCTCGGAGTCCTGAAGTGCTACTGGTGCGTCCCGCCCGCCCTGCTCGCGCTGGACGACTGCATCTCGGGCGTTCGTGCGGCCCGGAAGACCGCCCGGCTCACCAGCTCCGGCGGGGGCATTGTCTTCGCCGGACAGGCCGACGTGACCGATGCCAGCGCCTCGACCAGCTACCTCGGCCCGCAGGTGCTCGGCTTCTTCTTCTCGGACAACCCGTCGGGCAACAAGGCCTCGCCGCTGCCCTACGGCGACTTGAACTTCTACCGGGGCTTCGCGTGGTCGTCGGACGGGACCACGTGGAACGAGGACCTGGTCTTCCCGAACAATCCGACGCTTCCCTACCCGGCGTACAACGACTACCCGCGCATGTGGATGACCGACCCGACCATCCAGTCGGACGGCTCCCAGAACGCGCTGGTGTGGGCCTACTACGAGTACGACCCGACAGGCGTCGTGTGGCCGTGGAAGCAGCTCCCGCGCACCGCCGCGCACATCCGGACGTGGAACGCCAACGGGATGGGCGCCACCACGGTCGCGCAGGGAACGGATGCAGGATCGTCGCAGACCGTGTCCTTCCTGCAGTGGTCGACCTCGTCGGACGACACGATCTTCTACACCGTCATGGGCTGGTTCCCCAGCGGGCACTACGCCTACCAGACCTACCAGTTTGACACGTCGGACTACTCCTTGACGGCCATCGGCCCCTCCGTCGAAACCAGTGACGGGGGTGGCGAAGATCAGGCGATCTGGTGCTCCGGGATGTGCTACTGGAACGACCGGATCTGGTGGGGCACCGCCGTGTGGAACGGGATGTCCTACGACACGACGCTGGGCGCCCAGTCCTTCGTCCGCATCTACTGCGTGGACGCGGCAGGCACCGAGACGCAGTGGTCACTGAGCACGACGATCGACGGGACGAAGCTGGACGCGCTCGCGCTGACCGGAGGGGCCTTCATCACCGATCCAGCGTGGGAAGGCCACTGGGAGCGGATCCCAGGCTCGTTCATCACACACAAGAACGAGCTGTACGTCGGCCTGTCGTCGATGCGGAACTCGATCAACTCGACCAACAGCCCGGCAAGCATCTACAAGACGATTGACGGGACCAACTGGGTGCTCGTCTGGGAGTGCTCGACAACCCGGGCAGGCCAGCACTGGACGCAGGACGTCTGGTTCGTCCATTCGGACGACACCCGGATCGTCGCCCACGTTGACCGCCACGAGGACGGTCCCGGCGACCAGACCGCGATCTACAAGTCGGCCCAGCCGACCTGCCTGATG